AGAAAGCTAACAGATAAAATACTATTTAAGTTTATAGAATTAAAGCTATGGCTACACGAAAAGAAGAACGGAACGACTTGGGATATGTTTCAGTTCGGTGTTTTTTGGATGCTTATAATGGTTTTAACAAGTATGTTAATTGGTAAGATACTATGAAGTATTTTAAACTTTCTGAGTTTGATAGCCCTGATTTGGTGGGAAGTGGCGAAGCTATGGATAGGGAGTTTTTAAGTAGACTTGACCAAGCACGCTCTCTTGCTGATTGCTCTTTTAGGATTACTAGTGGTTTTAGAACTCTAGAACATAACAAGAAAGTAGGAGGAGTAGCCAACTCATCTCACACCAAAGGATATGCTGCAGATATAGCTTGTACAGATAGCGTGAAGCGACATAAGATAATAACATCACTTTTAAAAGTAGGATTTACTAGGATAGGAATAGCTAAGACATTTATACACGTTGATAACGACCCTAATAAGCCTGCTAATGTAACTTGGGTATATGGATAAGAAACCTTTTAAAGACACTAAGCTAGGAAAGATTGTAGGTAAGCTATCAGGCTTTTTACCTAAAGAAGGTGTTTTAGGTGTTGTAAGAGACATTTTAGATGGAGATGATAGTCTGACACCTGATGAGAAAGAAAGTCTCTTAAATGAGTCCTTAGAGGCTTATAGGATAGAAGTAAGTGATAGAGACTCAGCTAGGAATAGAGAAGTAAAACTAAGAAGGTTTGGTACTGACTGGATGTTTAATGTTACTGGGATAGTAGGGTTATTAGCATTTGCTTTCTTGGTTTATACAGTAGTTACTACACAAGTACCTGAGAGTAATAAAGAAATCTTTATACACCTATTGGGTATTGTGGAGGGTGTTGCTCTGTCTATATTTGGCTACTATTTTGGTAGTGCTAAGAAAGAAAATAGATAAGTTGTTAATAACTTTCTAGCATATTATTTTTCTATAAGATACAAAAACCCTATTTTTTATTATATTATATATAGTATTATACTATAATATATATTATATTTATATATAAATAATAATAACAATAAACTATATATAGTATTATACTATAGTCAAATTATGAGAGAAGAAATACTAAGAATTGCAGAGGACTATAACAAAAGTGTTATACAGAGAGTAAATGAATTACTAGAAATAGACGCTACTATGTACACGAACTTAGGTTCAGATAGTACTAAGGCTGATAAGCAAGAAGTAAAAAAAAAATCTAGGATTATCTACAGAGCTATAAAAGACCTAGACTTAGAGACTGGTAAACTACTCTTACAACACCAAGACGGATATTAGATGCCTAAGAAACCAAGCAGAAAGACAATAGTAAACAACCTAGACAGAGTATTCTCTGAATATATCAGGAGGCGTTATGCTAAGAATGATGTAGTAGAGTGCATTACTTGTGGCAAGAAAGGAAACTACAAAGGAGGAGATATGCACGCAGGACACTTTATGTCTAGAAAGCATTATGCTACTAGATGGGATGAGGATAACGTACAGGTGCAATGTAAATACTGTAACACTTACCGCTATGGAGAGCAATACTTATTTGCTAAACACTTAGGACAAGAGAAAGCTGATGAGCTACTAGCTAAGAGTAGAACTATGGTCAAGCTAAAAGACTGGGAGTTACAGGATATGATAGAAATTTATAAGAAAAAGTTATTGGAGTTGGAACAATAAGTATTACATTTGAAGTGTCTGTCTGACATTTGTCTTAAATCTGTAGAAAAGGGGGTACTATTAACTTAGTATCTCTTTTTTTTTATATTATTTTGTGTTATTAAGAATTTTTTATATCTTGCAGTATTATTAATCCATAAAATCAGATTTATGACAAATGAACAACTAGCAGAAATCCTGCAAGAAAACATCAAGAACCTAGAGTGGGCAGAGGACTATCACACTAGAAAGCTACAAGAAACTGAGTACCAACTATCTCTATTTAGAAAAGAGCTTAAATCCTTAGAGATATGACCTACACAGAGGATTTGATAAGACTATACCAAGCTAGGATAGTATCAATGGAAAGTAGGATAGAAGAATTAGAAGCATTACTAGAAATAAATCAAAAACAATTAGAAAATGAAAACAGGTAAGATTACTAACATAGAGCCTAATGGGACTTTTGAGAGTTATGGTAGCATACTCACTAGAAACAAGGTAACTATGGCAACAGGAGAGACATTCACGTTTAACTCTAAAGGAGCGTTTAAAAAGAACATAGGAGATGAGATAGAGTTTGAAGTAACAAACGAGCAGTATGGTAATGCCAAGCTGATTTACAATCCTAACAAACCTGCTCCTATGGCTGCAGCACCAGTTCAAAAGACCAATGATGTACAAAAGTTTATTATTAGACAATCAAGTGTTGCTAGTGCAGTAAACTTTTACAAAGACAAACCATCATCAGAGGATGAGGTATTAGATTTCGCAGAGAGAATAGTAAATTATATATACAGTTAGTTATGAGTTATAAAGTAAACGGTAAGATAGACCAAATTTCAGAGATTAAGATACACGATAACGGTGCTAAGTCATTAGACTTTATCTTAAAGACAGAGGAACAGTACAATAACCTGTACGTTTTTAATATGTACAAAGGTGCTAACTATGCTGACTCAGTAGATAAGTTTGTCCAATACAACAAAGTAGGAGACTTAGTAGCAGTAGAGTTTAACGTAAATTCAAGAGAGTGGCAAGGTAAGTACTTTACCAACTTAACATCTTGGAGAGTAGATAAATTAGATTCTTTACCTAAACAAGAGGCGGTAACTGCTGAGGCATTTGCTCCTGATAGAGAGGATTTACCTTTCTAGAAACTAATGGGGGTAGGGTAACTTATCCCCTTTTTTATTACCTTAGACAAAAATAACAGACAGATGCTTATAAATTTTGAAGAACAAATAGGAAAACTAAGGAACGTTAGGTCAGGAAAGATTAAGGAGGGTTACAGATTAGACATTCCACAGATAGACCAACACTTTAGATTAAAGAAAGGGAACTTTAACGTAATACTAGGACACGCTAACGTAGGTAAGACTACTGTGATTTTATACTTAATGTTATTGTACTCTAGAAAACATAGTATAAGATGGCTAGTATTTAGCTCTGAGAATGAGCCATACTCCCTGATAAGAAAACTGGTAGAGTTTATAGAAGCAAAGCCAATTAATAAAATAGAGGATGATATTTTTGATAAGAGAGTATCTTGGATTAATGACCATTTTAAGTTTATAGAACCTAATGACCTATACACCTACAAACAAGTGCTAGAATTAGCCCAACACGTTAAGAACGCTTGGCACTATGACGGACTGCTTATAGACCCTTACAATTCTCTTATAAAAGACAGAAACGTATTAAAGGGTTTGAGTGGACACGAGTACGATTACCAAGCAACAAGCGAGATGAGAATATTCTGCAAGACTAATAACATAACAATATGGCTTAACACTCACGCAGCTACTGAGGCTTTAAGAAAGAAGCACGGAGCTAACCACGAATACGCAGAGCATCCTATCCCACCTATGGCTAGTGATGTAGAAGGAGGTGGAAAGTTTGTAAACAGAGCTGATGATTTTCTAGTAATACACAGATATATACAACACCCTAGAGATTGGATGTATTCACTCATACACGTTAGGAAAGTAAAAGACATTGATACAGGTGGTAGACCAACAAGTCTAGACGAACCAATCAGATTAAAAAGTATTATAAATAATGTAGGTTTTGAGGTAAACCATAGAAATATTATAGAGCCTTTTAAAGAAAAGCAAGAGGAAGTTCCATTTTAAAAAATAATATATGCAAATAGATTTTGGAAGTGTAGGGGTAGATATACAGATTATACCAATATACGGATTATCCGCAGGAGTGTTATACTACAATCCTAACTTAGAGCCTGACCTAGACGATGTAGACCAAGACGATTTTTACCATCAGATTACAATAATGTGTCTGTTGTTTGGTTTACATATAACGGTATGGAGGTATTAGAGATAATCTTTAAAAAGCATCAAGACTGGTGTGATATAGTAGAATCCTTTGGAGTTAATCCTGACACCGCTGAGGACATAGTGATGGAGATGTACATTAAGATAGATAGGCTAGTAAAAGCAGGTACTGATATAATGTACAATGAGCAGGAGGTTAATTACTACTATGTCTACAGAACCCTACAAACTCTATTCTTAGACCTTAAAAGAAAAGAAAAGAAAGTAGAGGTACTAGGATTAGAAGAAATCACAAAAGAGATACAACAAGACTTACATATAGACTATCAAGTATTGTATGATAAGCTAAACAAAGAAATGGAATCTTTATACTGGTATGATAGAAAGGTATTTGAAATAATAGACTCAGGAGAGAGTTTCCAATCTTTAAGCGACAAGACTAACATAAGTTATTACTCACTTTATAACACCTATAGAAAAGTAAAGAGGCACTTAAAAGACTTATTCAAATGAACAGAATTTCAGAACTCATAAAAAATCAAATACACCCAATTACAGGATGGGAGTATAAAAAGGAAAGAGACAAAGCAATAATGCTAAAACAACAACGGAGACGTGAAAAAAGAAAAAAATGAGACTAGGAGACTTAATAGAAAAAATTACCACCTACACAGGAATTAAGTGGCTTACCAAAAAGATATTTGGAGAGGACTGTGGGTGTGAGGAGAGAAAAAACAAACTTAACAAAATCACAATTAGCAGAGATGGAAGAAGTTAAAATGACAAAACAAGACTACATAGACTGGACAAACTTTAGGAACAACAAAAAGAATACCCTAGCTCCTGAGGAGTTTGAAATGCTATGTCAATTACACGCAGTATATTTCAATCACAGGTACTACAAACCTTGTACTTGTAATCCTAAAGAGATTAACAGATGGATTACACAACTGAACGAAATATACGAGAATGGATATAAATAAAGTACATAATTTAGAGAAGGCAGTAATACAGATTTTAAACCTAGATGGTTGGGACTTAGATTGGTGTGGTGGTGGTTTTGAACACTATGATGCAGTAGGAGAAACTCCTAAAGGACATCCCTGCGTAGTAGAAATGAAGTTCAGAAAAAAGTACTATGAGACCAAGATGCTAGAGAAACTTAAATATGACAAGCTAATGGATATGCCTGAGGATATGGTCAAGATTTACTTTGTAAACGACCCTAAGGCTAACTATTTATTTTGGCTTAATGAGTTAAAGCTAGACCCAACTGAGCAACTATACTGTCCTGATACTACACTATGGACTAAGAGTAGAAGCAATAAAGAAGTCTACTTATTAAGAGAAGAACAGGCAACAATAATAAATCCAAACGAATGACAGAACTAAACTATTTAAAGGCAATACTATTATCTCAGTTACTTATTGAGACTATGGACTCACTAAAAGGCAGCAAGTTTTATAAGGAGTCAGTAAAGTATAATGTAAACAGAAGCATCAAAGAGTTAGAGCAGGTATTCAATACCAACTACAATAACATCTATGACAATAACCCTGAGATGACTACTAATGTTTTAAACAAGCTAGAGGACTTGGTAAGTAAAATATCTACTTCTACTATTGATGAGCTTGTTATGATAGATGCAGTCATTGATAAGTACCACGATAACAAAGAGTGGTTTAAAGAACACGGAGAAGCAGAGTTTTTAAAGATTGAGTAATGACTTATATTCTATCTACACTAGTTTCCATAATGACTATCTTAAAGACTGTAGAGACAAATAACAATCCTGACTCTATAGGAGATGGTGGAAGGTCATATGGCATCCTACAGATACAGAGAAGCGTTTTAAAGGATGTTAATAGGATTTATGGTACTAACTACTACCACGAGCAGATGTTCTCTGAGAAAGCCTCTGAGGAAGTATTTAAGCTATATATGTGTTATGGCAAAGAAGTGTTCTTAAATAAGCATTGTAGATTCCCTACAGAGGAGGAGCTAGTTAGAATGTGGAATGGTGGGATATATAAAGGGTACAAATACCGAGATACTAAAAAATATTATAACAAATACTTAAAGATTAAAAATGAGAGGTAACGCAATACACTATGAGGCTACTGGGGATTATGATGTAATAGACATCTGTCAAGACTATCAGCTTAATTTTCAAAGAGGTTCTGCATTGAAATACATAGTAAGAGCAGGAAAAAAAGATGATGAACTACAAGACCTATACAAGGCTAAGGATTTTATAGAAAGAGAAATAGCTTTTGTGAGGGAGAAAAGAAACCAAGAGGCTAACAACATAAAAGAAGGAATAGTAAGTCCATACAACTATAATTATAAAGAAAGATAGTTGTGTAATTAAAATTATTTAATATCTTTGTTAAAAATAGACAGATGTACAAAGTAGACAGAAACTTATTAGAGCTGCAGAACAATGCAGATATGCAGATGCTTCTAGAACTTATAATGAAGTGGACTAAGAAGTCAGAGAGTAAAGAACTAAAGGCTTTTGAAGATGCTTTATTTAGACAATTAAGATACATTCAAGCACTAGAGGATGAGAGATTCTCTTTTGATAGGATTGTCTCTGAGAGTTTAGCTGATAAGGTAAGAGCAGTAGAGAGAGCAAGGAAAGCTGATGAGAGAATAAAGGAACTAGAGAAACAGATTAAGATACTAGAAACCAAAAAGAAGCTAGGATTATAACACCAAAGAAATATGAAAACACCAATGCAAGAAATGATTGAGTTTATGAAAGAAAAACTCAAAGAAGATACTTTGCACTATAATACACACCCTTCTAACGGTGGCTTGATAGCTATTAGAATGTCTCAATTTTATTTAGAAATAGCAGAATCAATGCTTGAGAAAGAAAAAGAAGTTATGTGTGAGTTTCAATCAATAGGTCAAAACAGAGATTTTTGGGTAAACTATTACGATAACGAACAGTGTTTTGACCAAACCTTTAACACCAAAAAGAAATGAAAAAAGAACCTTACAGAATAACAATAGAACAATACCAGTATAAGTACTCAGTAGAAGTAGACCATTCGGATATAGACTTTACAGAGTATGTAGAACTTTTAAGAAAAATAACCTTAGCAGCAGAATGGGGTATAGATGCAGTAAATGAATTTTTTGACGAGTAAATAATATGACAGAAGAACTACTAATAGAACTAGGATTCGTTAAAAACGACTATGATTTCTATTACAACTACACTAAAGGAGACATACTATCTTGTGATAGTGATAAGACAAGGAATGGTAAATGGTATGTGATGTTTAACTTTCCTAACTCACAAGGTGTAATATCAAACCCTGAAATACTAAAACAATTAATAATTAAATTAAACAATTAAAACACAGAAATTATGGCAACAAAATGGCATTTAGGCGAAACTAAAAACTATGACAGATTTAAGTTTGTAGAAAGTAACAGAGACATTAACGACAACAATGTAAACAAGATAGAGCAATCTATTCTAGAGATAGGTATTCAAGTTCCTATAGTAGTGAATGACAATTATGAAATCATAGAGGGTCAGCATAGATTTGTAGCACTCAGAAGAAACAAGCTAGTAGTACCTTATATTATTTCTACATCAGCATCTGAGAAATACATAGCAAGATTACAAGAAAGCAAGAAATGGAACGCTATAGACTTTTGTAGAAGTTTAGCTACTAAAGGAAACATAGACTGTCAGATAGCTTTAGAGTTAGCTGATGAGTGGAACAAACATTCTAAAGGTAAAATGAAACTAGCTAGCACTATAGAATTACTTATGGATGGCAAAGGTTATCAAGGAGTACTTACTAAATTAAAAAACAATGAGTATAAGGTAAATATAGAATGTGGTAAGAATGTTTATGATGCAGTAGATTTAATGAGTAACTTAGATATGGGCACTACTTCTTATGGTCAAAAGATTATTAGAACTCTTAAAAGAATGTATCACGAGTTTAACGGACTAGATATAGATGCAATAGAGCATATGACATCTAATAATTACTTAAAGGCTTATTCTAATGAGGGAGAGCAGTTTGATTATATGGCAGCTAAGTATAACAGGTCATTAAAAGCAATAGTATAATGAGCACGATTAGACTATTAGACGGAAAAGAATGGGACAAACAAGAACTACTGGACAATATGATGTCAGATGAGTTCTACTATGGGTATTTAAGTAAAGCTGCTTTAAGTAGTTCAAGTGCTAAGATGCTAATAGGAAGTCCAAAGACATACACTTATGTTACTAAGTATGGTTCTCCTGAATCACAAGCACTAAGAGACGGATGGTTATTCCACACCGCTATACTAGAACCTGAGGTATTTGACTCCCAAGTATTTGTAGATGTAGAATCTAAGAACTCTAAGGCTTATAAGTTAGCCAAAGAGAAACACGGCAAGGTATTTACTAAGAAAGAAAAGAGAGATGCTGAGAGAATGGCTGATGCCTTTTATAAGAATGAGACTGCAAAGAGCTACCTAATTAAATCAGAGTTTGAAGTTCCTGCAATAGGAGAAGTAATGGGATTCCCTTTTAGAGGTAAAGCTGATATATTAGGAGAGGGTAGAATTTGCGACCTTAAAAGTACTCAAGACCTAGCCTCATTCCCATACAGTGCAAAGAAATATTCATACGATATGCAATGCTATCTCTATTGCAATCTATTCAATATAGAGCCTAAGGATTTTACTTTTATTGCTATTGCAAAGGGAAGCCTAGATATTGGCATATATCACTGCTCAGATGATTTCTACTTTTCAGGGGAGCAAAAGACTGAGAAAGCCATACAAACCTATAAGACATTCTTTATAGATGGTGTAGATATAGATGGATATTATTTAGAGGGAATACTTTAACCAAGAGGAGATATGAAGAAAATACAAGACGCTATAGAAGTAGCAAGAGAACTAGAAGAACTATCAGGATTAGACCCTTTTAGACACACAAGAAAAAGAGAGTACATAGATGTAAGAGCAACTCTAACATTTTTGTTATACAATAACCTAAACTTTACTCTAGCAGAGTTATCAAGATTCTATAAATCAAACGGCAAACCATATGACCACGCAACTGCCTTACACGCTCTAAAGAACTTTGAGACCTATAGGAGATACAATGACAGGATAGATAAGTGGTTGGAAAGTTTCCAAGATACTAACCCACACACTAAGATGCAAAAGTCTATGATAAAACAAAACCTAAACTACCTAAGTCCTAATAACATCAAGAGGCTAAATAAAATAGTGACAATGATGTATGAGAAAGACAAGCAGTTAGTATGAGTCTAATAAGAAACAGTAATCAGGTAAAGCAAGCCATAGACTTCTCAGGAGTAGAGAATGGAAAGATACACCCATCTGATATAGATGCAGTACTAGAGTTTGATAATGAAGCTCTCATACTAATAGAGGTCAAGAGGCTAAATAACAAAATACCTACAGGACAAAGACTATTACTAGAGAGAATAAGTGATAGTTGGAGAACTGATAAATCAATAGTATTATTTGTTACCCACGACTTCAAAGATGATACTAGAGATATACCTTTATCTGATTGCTCTCTTAACTCTTATTACTATAATGGTAGTTGGCAACCTGCAAAGAAAATAACCAGTCTTAAAACTGCTCTGAATGAATTAGGAGACCTTTGGAATATTAACAAATTAAGATTAAAATAAAAAGCGTTATATAAATAGAACTTTACAAACTTTACAAAAATGAAAGATAAAGAAGCGTTTATAAAATCATACAAAGAACACAAAACAATCTCTGCTGCTTGTGAAGCTGCTAACATTTCTAGGAGAACTTTCTATGATTGGAAAGAGCAAGATGATGACTTTGCACAAAGAATAATAGAAGTAGATGAGGCAAGGATAGACTATGTAGAAAACAAGCTATTTGAAAACATAGATGGCAACAAGACAAATGAGATACTATTCTATTTAAAAACCAAAGGTAAGAACAGAGGTTATGTAGAAAGACAAGAGCATCAGATAGATGGAGGCTTTCCAACTAAAATAGAAATTGAGATTATAGATGAAAATAAAGACCAATAAGGTTTATAGAAGTTTAGTAAACAACGAGCATAAGATTATAGCACATCAGGGTGGGACTAGGTCAGGTAAGACTTATAACATCCTTTTGTGGATTATATTTGACTATTGTGCAAGACACGAGGGAAAGACAATAACAATTTGTAGAAAGACCTTTCCATCTCTTAGGGCAACTGTAATGAGAGATTTCTTAGACATCCTTAAAACACATAACATCTACTCAGAAGCTGACCACAATAAGTCTAACTCTGAATACAATCTAAAGAACAACCTAGTAGAGTTTATTAGCTTAGACATACCTCAGAAGGTAAGAGGTCGTAAAAGACAACTACTGTACATCAATGAGGCTAACGAGATAAACAAAGAGGACTGGCAACAGCTAATCTTTAGAACAGAGGAACAAGTCTTGCTAGATTACAACCCATCAGATGAGTATCACTTTATTTATGATGAGGTGCTTACTAGAAAGGACTGTGATTTCTATATCACTACTTACAAAGACAATCCATTTCTAGACCCTAAGATTAAAACAGAGATTGAGAGGCTAAAAGAAACAGATGAGACCTACTGGCAAATATATGGTCTAGGACAGAAGGGAGTGTCTAAAGCAACTATCTTTAATTTCTCAGAAGGTAAGATACCTGAATCAGCTCAGTTCTTATCTTATGGTATGGACTTTGGATATACTAACGACCCAACAACTCTAGTAGAGGTCTATAGAGACCAAGACACGCTATATGCTAAAGAATTACTCTACAGAACCCATATGACTACCCAAGACATAAATAAGTTCCTTAGAGAGGCTAATATCAATGGAGTGATATATTGTGATAGTGCAGAGCCTAGACTAATAGATGAGCTTAGGAGAATGGGTAACCAAGTCAGAGCAACTATAAAAGGTAGGGATTCTATCCAAGCAGGAATAGATGTACTAAGGAGATACAAACTAAAAATATCAGGAGACCATTTTATTCAAGAGATGAGAAACTATAAGTGGACTGAGGATAAGACTGGAAAGCTAACCAACATACCAATAGACAAAAACAATCACTTAATAGATGCTTTCAGATATGCAACTTACAATGTACTAAGCAAGCCAAACTATGGTAAATATGCTATTAGATAAAAAAAAGTTATTAAATAACTTGCATAAGTCAGATAAGCGTTTTATATTTGTAGGGTACAAAAGCAATAAAGCTAGTACATTAAAACAGACAGACATTATGAAAAGTATTAATTTACATTTTGACCAACAAAAAAACAAGTATTATGCCGTTTACAGTAATGCAGATGGAATGATACCTATTCAAGCAAGTAATTTAGATAAATTTCTAAAAGAAGAAGTTAAAAAAGGATATACAGTATCTTTAGTGTAAAACAGAATTAAGGGAGGGTTGCAGTATGACAATGCGTAAAAACATCCCTCCTAAATTCGCTTAATACAGACAGACAATGAGTGAACTAGAGATTACAATAGACGGAGTTACCTTAGAGGTAAAGTATGAGTTTGATGAGGGTAGCGATGGTAATTATTCCTTTGCACCAGTAGGAGACCAAATAGAGATACTACACACATCAGTAGACGGTCTTAAAACAGACATCACAGACTTACTATCAAAATATGTTATAAACGAAATAGAATCTAAAATATACCACTATGAAAAATTGGCTTAAAAAAGACCCTGAGAATATTATCTACCTTATAACATTTATATTGGTATTTGGATTAGGAGCAGTATGCTTGCTATCACTAGCAGCAGTATTTGATTAAATAAGTAAGTTTAGTTAGCGAGAAAGAGGCACTTAGAAATAGGTGTCTTTTTTTGTACCTTTAACTAAAATGCCTTAAAAATTACGTTATATAGATATGAAAGTAGAGATTACAATACCTGACTCTTTATCAGAGGTTACTTTAGACCAGTACCAAAGGTATCTTAAAATACAAGACAACAACCAAGATGAGAAGTTTCTAGCTTCTAAGATGATAGAGATATTCTGTGGAGTAAAGCTATCAGATACTCTTAAAATGAAATACGCTGATGTAGATGGTATCTGCAATATATTGGTGGATATGTTCAATGAGAAACCTCAGCTTGTAACTAAGTTCAAAATGAAAGGTGTAGAGTATGGCTTTATACCTAAGCTAGATGATATTAGTCTAGGGGAGTACATTGACTTAGATGCGTTCTTAGGAGACTGGGATAATATGCATAGAGCTATGGCAGTTCTCTACAGACCAATAGAAAACAAATATGGAGATAAGTATTCTATAAAAGACTATGAAGCAGGAGATGGAGAGGTAATGAAAGATATGCCACTAGAAGCAGTCATAAGTTCCATTATTTTTTTTTACCATTTAGGGATAGACTTATCACAAGCTATGATGAACTATTTGGAGGAGCAGGAGGAGACGAGTTTAGTGCAATATCTCAATTCGGAAGTAAGTGGGGTTGGTATCAATCAGTTTACGCACTCGCTCAAGGAGATATTAGACGATTTGAAAGTATCACTAAATTAAGCGTACATAAGTGTTTTATGATGCTATCCTTTGAGAAAGAGAAAGCAGAGATAGAATCAAACAGACTAAAAAGCAAAATGAAATGAACACATCAATAAGAGGATTTTACTTACTAACAGACACCAT